TCAACTTTGATTGTTCTTTTAGGAATGATTTGACCGTAGAAAGGGCTTGCTGTGTTCTCAGGGTCAAAAGCACGAGAGTTGTTATTAAATTCGATTGCTGCGCCACCTGCTGTAAATCTATCTAATTGACGAGACTTACCACGTCTCACAGAAACAGAACGCACATATTCTGTAACGTCATAAAATAAAGTTCCACCAAGTGTGTATTCAGTATTATCTAAAACACCTTGAACAGCATCATCAAGAATAAAAAATGGTCCACCAAGAGCTGATAAATCAAAACCTATTTCAACAGTTGTTGCAGGAATTGCCATTACGCACTCGCAAAGACTGGGCCAGAAGTCTTCTCAAACTTCTTAATAGCATCCACGATTTCTCTTCCAACTTGTGAACCTGAAGTTCCAATACCAGCATTAACTACAATGTTGTAAGTTGCACCAATACCAGCATTTGAACCTGACAAAGGAACAATTGCTTCAGGACCAGCTTCACCAACCATTCCGATAGTTGGACCAGTAACAATTCCACCTTTTGCAAATTTAGGTATTTTTACAGTAGTTCCACTAAATATTGTTGAGCCACCTTTGTACTTAGGGTCAGTCGTGAACTTTGCGTTTGCATCAAGAATTGATTTCAAAGAAACATTATTTGCAGCAGCAATTTTGCCTAAAGAATCCCCAGGTTTAACGACAACAGTTTTTGCGCCTGAACCACCAGGTGTTGTTCCTGGTGCGCCACCACCTGCACCTGTTGTTGTTGTACCAGTCAAACTTTCACGAAGTCTATCTAATTCTGTTTTTGCTGATTCCAAAGAAAACTTGATACCTGCAACAAGGGCTTCACCTTGGCTGAGTCCTTGTTGATAAAAAGTTTGCGCACCGAGTTCACCAACAGTTGTTGCTACAGCATTGACGGAATCTAACAATGTATTAACCTGACCTACAATTGTTGCCCCACCTGCAATCAGTTGGTCAGCAATTAAAGTTCCAGCCTCAAATCCAGTATCCAAAATTTCTCGGATACCTCTTTCGGATAACCCGAGTTGAATAAGTTGTTTAACTTTTTCAGCAAAACTTTTAGCATTGTTAGCTTGATTTGTAATTGTTTCTAAGAAACTTTCTGATTCGATAGCAGCACCAAAATCAATAACATCTGTGACAGAACCACCGATTGTATCTCTTAAATCTTCAAATTTATTTCTAATTGAATCCAAAGAACTTTCAGCACCAGATAATGACTCTTGCAAATTATTGACAACAGATTCTTGTAATTTGATATTTGAATTGATTAAAGCCTTTTGAGCATCAGATAAACCTTTGACTTTCTTTGTGGCTTTATCAACAGCATCTGCAAATTGTTCTTCTTTAGGAATCACAAAACCTAAAGATTTTGCTAGTTGTTGATATCTTTCACCTGATAGTTCAGTAGTTAAAGCATTTTGTTCATTAGTCTTAATAACTTCTCTGCCTCGGTCTCTCAAAAGACCATATCCACCAACAAGGCCACCAATAACAGGAATCGCAGCAATCAATTTTTGTAAATTGAAACTTTCAGGCAAATAACCAGCAGCTTTAGCAGCAGCAATAAAACTATTAACCATGTCATAAATATCTTTAGTTAAATCAGCAACACCTACTGAAAAACTTGCAATGTCCTCACCAGCAGTTGTGATTGCAGAACCAAAATCTTCAGCAGCACCACCTGGGTCAGAGAACAAACTAATTGCTGTAATAAGGCCAAAACCAATTTCTTCTTTTGCTTCTTCAACTCTAACTTTAAGAATTTCCATCTTGCCTTGCAAAGTCCCTGCTGCTGCAGCAGCTTGACCTTGAAATTTATCTGCTAAAACACCAGTAATTTTATCTAAATCTTTTGTTTCTAAAACACTCTTACTTAAACCAACACCAAGTCTTTGTAATGAGGTGTACTGCCCTCCTGCTGCCTTTGCAAGGGCAGTTGTCACACTTTCTAAATCGCGCCCTGTGCCTGCAGAAATGTCCATTGCCAAAGAGCTAAGTTTTTGTGCTTCAGATAAATCGCCTGTTGCAAGAACGAGTCTATTTATTGCTGGTCTAAGTTGGTCATCACTCACGCCAGTTGCAAATGAGGTAGTACTAATATAATTTTCTAATTCTCTGATTTGTTGGTTTGTTGCATTTGTTGTGTTACGAATAGAGTTTGCTAATTGAACTTGTGCTTTTTGGTCTGCTAACGCGCCTTTAACTGATGAAGCAAAAAAACTTACAATTTTTTGAGCAGCGAAAACTCCTGCAAAAGATTTACCTAAAGTTTTTACAGTTTTATCAAAGCCACCTATTTGCTTGTTAGCGTTTTTGATACCTTTGTCATTAAAGGTTGAGACAATCGGGACTACAATGGCCATTTTATTGAACCCTGTTTTCTATGCGTAGTTTAATGTTTTTAAGTTCAGAATATTTTAGAATAATGCTTTCAACGTTTCTAGTAACAAATGGTTTCATTCTTTCAACAGCAGGGTAAACATAACGTGATGCTTTACCACCTAAAGCCTTAATCATAAATGCGCCTTGACCATTCAATGTATGAGTCATGAAAACGTTGCCTTTTCGGTATTCTTTCGATTGACCACCGTATTGAATTTTACCTCTTCGACCTGCCATGTCAGCAATTTCTACAGCAGCACTTGAAGTCCTAACTGTAACTAATCCTCTTCGACCTGCTTTTTGTCTTAAATCAACTTTTCCTGTAACTGTTACCTTTGTGGCAGTCCAACTTGTTCTACCACCATGATTAAATCCTTTGCCCATTCTGTCACTTGTTGGAGAGGTGACAGGAATATTGCTTTTTATCGCAGCATAAAGAGGTTTGATTTCAGTAATTAATTCTTTTCTTAAACTTTTATACATTTCAGGTTCAATAGCTTTTATTTCTCTAAGCATTGCTGTTGCACCATAAATTGTTGGTATGGCCATATTAAAATTGTCATTATTGACTTGCAACATAGAACTGTCTGGTATGAAACCCATTTTTTAATTACCTTTACCGTTTGCAGAATGTTTCCAACGTAAATACATTCCCATTGTGAAAAGCATACGGTCAGATTCTTGTAAAAGCAAAGAGGGAGAGATTCCAGTTTCACAAGCAAGATAAGCGATATACCAATGTTGGCTGGAATCCCCCAACGGAATTATTTTGGGTCGTTCTCGCTCACACTTATTGAATCAACTTCATCTAACCAAGAATCAAAATCTTTTTTAGTTGCATTGGTTCTCTTTTCAGAGTGCCAAGCAAGAAATAACAGGTCAGTAAGTTTGAACTCTGCTTCGAGTTTTGCTACTGACCTATTAAATTTGTCTTCGAACGCAACTAGGTCTTTTGCTGAACAGATGATTTCTTTTGGTTCACCTGTTAAATATTCAACGCGCAGATTGATTTTCATTTAAGCTACTGTTCCTCTTACAACTGTTCCAGATACAGGCCAAGTCACACTTAGTGTGGCTATGTCGCCGACTGAACTCGCAAATGGAGAATAGGCTGCGACAAGGCAGGTTGCCGTATATTTAGGTTGGGTTGCTGAAACTGTTCCTGATGCACTTTGAATTACTACTGTGGCAATTGAGCCAAGTAAAGGATTCAATGTTGCGTCTACTGAACCTGCTGCAAAGTCTTGCATAAAGTTCAATGTTATTGATGCGCTATTAAGGCCACCAATGCGTGAACGCCAAGATTGACCAAAAGCTGTGGTCTCTAGGTCGTCTGCTTCTTGTGATAATTCAACTGAGTTAAGACTTGTTGAAAAATCAACACCAGCAACGGTGATTTTGTAGTCTGTTGCTGCAAATTTTGCCATCTTTTATTTTCCTTTTTCTAGTCTGCGTAGCAAAGAACTGAAAACTCTGCTGATAGATATGTTACCTCACCAATAGGTATCTGCCCATAGTTTCTCATCTCACTAACCCTTGTATCAAAGGCTTTGCCACCAAGAGTTTTATCGCTCTCGATTGCTAGTTTGATGCTGGATGAACCTGTGCTTGACACAAATCCATCAAGTTTATTTTGCGCTGTTCTTTCGTCTACTCTGCCAACGATTACTAAAACATTGAATGTGTAAGTTTGCATGCCTCTTTTAAATGAGTCGTCAAAGGAAACTGAAACAGGAACAACAATTGCAATAGGTGGGTTTGGGTTGTCTGGCACAAAAGAAGAAGTTCTTAAACCTGTGATGGTTGCAAGGTTAGTTGCTATACCTGTTCTTAAATCTGTGATTGATGCCATTAGGCAAAGTTTCTCATTCTCTTGTAAGGCATAACAAGTTGTGCAACATCTGGGTCAAGTTGTGAAGATACTCTTATTGCGCCCATGTCACCAAAGCCAGCAATACCAAGAGGAGAGTCTAAACGTTTGTAAATTCTTGATGCTTGAATGATACAAGCCTGTTTAATTGCGATTGGTACAGATGGCCAACCGTAAACACCTACAACTTTGATTAATGCTTCGCCACCTGAAATAGGCCAAAGGTAATCTCCAACAGCTCTAATAGTTGTGTAAGGCCAAGGTATTCCATCAAGCACACCGTTAAGTGGTTCAAGTTGGTAATCGTCTGTTCCCCAAGTTGTATCAAAAACACCGTCAGCATCTTGAGCTGTAGTAATTGTTACTGTTCCGTTTGCTAAATCATCAACCTCAACAACGTAATCATCTTGAGCTACAAAATATCTTGTTGCAGTTCCATAAGAATAAAATTGACGTGCAGCATAACCGTCTATCAGTCTTGAAGCAGATTCAACTGCCATTTCAAGCAAAGAATCATCAACGTTGTCAGTAATTCGTAAGGCTGCTTTCACTTCTGAAAGTGAGGCGTAGCCATTTGTTATAGCCAAAATAACTCCTAAGTTCTTGAGGTAAGTCTATCGGAATAAAAGAAACTTAGAATCTAATATTTCAAGATTCAATTGATTCTCTGAAGCAAATCTATCTGCAGCAGAGATAACTCCACCCCAAACAGGATTATAGTCATCACCCACAAGAACTTTTTTTGTTAAAGGCCACCAGTCTTGCAAATCAGCATAAACTTCTCTGTCTCTATGACCAGCATCAATGTAGACCATATCGACCATCACATTTTCTTTTGTTAAAAGTTCAGCAGCAGAAGAAGAAGTCATTGGCAAAGCAGAAATTCTTTCGTTCATGTTTGCGTTAGTTATATTGACACAGAATTGGTTATACAACTGATTGAAGTCTTGTACAAGATTTTGTACGTTACCCTGACGCCATAAAATTTCATTGGATGCCAAGAATGTGTCCACACATAAAATGTGAGCTGAACTTATTTTTCCCATGAACAGAGCAGATGCACCAAGCCATGTCCCCACCTCAACGATTGATTCAGGATTGACAGCATCAATTGCTTTTTGTAAAGCCTCGCTTTCAGAACCCCAGCCTTGTATTTTGGAATCACCAAGAATTGTTGGTGTTTGCAAATTGTATTTGTCACTTAACTGTTTAATATTCAAGGGCTTCTATCCTGTTCTTATCATCTGCATCAGCCCAACCAGACATTGAGTTTGCAAAATCGTGTCGGTAATCGTAAGCAACTTTATTAGCCCAACCAAACTTCGCGCCAAGACGTGCTGACTTTCTCCACATAGCCCAATCAGCATAAGCAACCTCTGGGTAATCACATTTATCTAACCAAGATTTTTGAATTGGTGAACCACAACAAAAATAACAATGAGGTTCAGTAAAGATTTCCTGATTAGTTTTATGTGGTGGCAAATATTTATCTTGACCATTAACAGCCATACCAACCAACCAAATATCGCAGTCTTGTTCTTCTAAACCCTCTAAAGCATCAGGTCTAAATCTGTCATCAATATCTAAAACCCAAACCCATTTTGTTTTCGCTTCAGCAGCGCACTTATTCCAAAAAAAAGGTGAGCGCCATTTTGTTTCAGGTTCAGCATCAAGAACTGTGTCAATACCATTTTGGATTGCTATTTGATGCACTTTATCTGAACCCATAATTATTCTTTTAGGTTTCAAGGTCAAATTGTTTACAGCATCAATCCACCCAGGAATAAAGTGGTCATAATCGTCACCATAAACTGCTGTAATTATTGTTACATCTACCATCTAATTGGCATCCCTAAAGTTGATGGGTGTCCAACATGATAAATCCAAGTCAGTTCAGGATGATGAACAATTTTTTTATCTGCTGCAACAAGTTTTTGAATCATAACAAAATCATGACCAATACGGTTTCCTTGATTATCAACTTCATAACTATCAGGATTAAAATCTTTCGTGAATCCCCCAACTTCTAAAAGAGCTTCTCGTTTTGCAATCCAGGTAATAGGTATTTGATGAACGTTCCCATTAGACCAAGGCTGATAAGCAAACATTTCTAAATGCCCACCATCAGGCAAGTTTGAGTATTTGAACCAAGGATAAACAAGGTCAGCATCTGTTTCTTCAATGCACTTATAGATAGCTTCAATGTGTTTAGGTAAAAGTTCATCATCATCATCAAGAATGGCAACATACTTTGTTTTGGCTTGCGCAATCATGGCATCCAGCATTGCTGCATGACCCTCACGTTTTTCATCAACTTGAATTAAATGTTTTTTAGGTTGTAAAGTTTGATTCTCAACGCTTCTAATACATCTTTGCAATAGTTCGCTTCTAACAGGAATAGTTGCTGTACAAATTGTTACATCAGCTTTCATAATCCCAAGCATTTCTTCTTCTTCTTTTAATAGACCATTTGCCCTCAGAGAAATCTTGGTCTTTTATTTTTTCTTGGTAATATTCAGCATTATCTGCAAAAGTCCTGTTATTGATTTCTTGAAACCCTGCTTTAAGAGTAGAAGAATTATCGTGAGCAATAGGAATGAACGAATGTTCAACTTCAAAACCTTTCTGTAAACATCTT